ATATTATCGAAGAAAAAGATAAGTATTCCGTTTATATTAGAAAAAACAAAGATGTTTTACCTTGGAAAGATTTTAATAAAAACATGGCTGTTTCTGTAGAATATAACTTAGAGTATTAATGAAAAGTGTTTACAATTTTATTGTAAAACCAAATGGAGAAAGATACAACAATAAAAAGAAAGTAGGTGACTCAGAGTTAATTCTTAACACAGAGATATATAATCACCAATACGTAAATAGAGAAGCTGTTGTTATGTCCACTCCTATTGTTGGCGAAACAAATATAAAAACTGGAGATACCGTTATTGTTCATCACAACGTGTTCCGTAGATGGCACGACGTTAAAGGTGTAGAAAAAAATAGTAGAAGTTATTTTAATGAATCTACTTATTTAGTTAACTATGATCAAATTTTTTTATACAAAAGAGACAAAGATTGGTTATGTCCAAAAGGTTATTGTTTTGTTAAACCCTTAAAAGCAACAAACAAGTTTAACATAGAACAAGAAAAACCATTACAAGGTGTTGTTAAGTATTCTGATGGCACAGTCAGTGTTAATGAGCTAGTTGGTTTTAGACCAAGTAGTGAATATGAGTTTATAGTTGACAATGAAAAACTATATCGAATTTTATCTAATTTTATTACAATTAAATATGAATATCAAGGAAACGAAAAAACGTATAATCCAAGCTGGGCACAAAGCGGTTGAAGAGCTAATTAAAGTAGCTAAAGAAGCTATTGTAGATAGTGACGATGATATATCAGCTGATAGATTAAAAAACGCTGCTGCTACTAAAAAGTTAGCTATATTTGATGCGTTTGAAATATTAAACAGAATCCAAGAAGAAGAAAACGTATTAGAAGGTAAAGAACCTGAAGAAAAAAAAGAAAGAGTATTTAAAGGGTTTGCAGAAGGAAGATCTAAGTAATGTACGAGCAAAGTTTATATAAAATAATAGAGCCTGTAAAAAAGACGACAATAAATAGACTTAATAAAGGTAAGAAGTGGAAGTACGGCTATAACAAAGAGCATGATTTAGTCGTTGTTTCTAAAAATGGACAAATAGGTGAGATATATGAAATACAAGGTTTAGCTATAGCTTTACCAAAACAACCTAAACAGGTTTTTAAACATAACAAAAATAAATGGGTAAAACTAGATCAACCTAAAGAGTTAAGTAAATTAAAAAACATATTTGACTGGAGACATTATCCAGAAGGCGCTAAAGATCAATGGTATGATTATATAGACGAAGAGTTTAAAAGAAGAGAAGAAGGTTTTTGGTTTACAAATAAAAAAAAACCAACTTACATAACAGGTACGCATTACATGTATTTACAGTGGAGTAAAATTGACGTAGGTGCTCCTGATTTTAGAGAAGCTAATAGGTTGTTTTATATATTTTGGGAAGCTTGTAAGGCTGATAAAAGATGCTACGGAATGTGTTACTTAAAAAACAGACGTTCTGGTTTTTCTTTTATGTCTAGCGCGGAAACAGTTAATTTAGCTACTATATCGAGTGATAGTAGATATGGGATACTTTCTAAAACTGGTGCTGATGCTAAAAAAATGTTTACAGACAAGGTTGTACCGATATCTGTTAATTATCCTTTTTTCTTTAAACCGATACAAGACGGTATGGATAGACCTAAAACAGAGTTAGCTTATAGAGTACCAGCTAGCAAGTTTACTAGAAAAAAAATAACAGACAACGTGAAGTTGGAAGAGTTAGAGGGTTTAGACACCACTATAGACTGGAAAAACACAGGAGACAATAGTTACGATGGTGAAAAACTAGCGTTATTAGTACACGATGAAAGTGGTAAATGGGAAAGGCCTGACAACATATTAAATAACTGGCGAGTTACAAAAACATGTTTAAGATTAGGTAGTAGGATTATAGGAAAATGTATGATGGGTTCTACCAGCAACGCTCTTGATAAAGGTGGAGACAATTTTAAAAAATTATATTATGACTCAGACGTTACTAAAAGAAATAGAAATGGACAGACGAAGAGCGGTTTATACTCTTTGTTTATACCAATGGAATGGAACTATGAAGGATTTATTGACGGATACGGACTTCCTGTCTTTGTTAACCCAAGTGATGATGTTGTCGGACCCGATGGGGAACTAATAGATGTTGGTGTTATAGATCACTGGCAAAATGAAGCAGAAGGGTTGAAAGGAGATCAAGATGCTTTAAATGAGTTTTATAGACAGTTTCCAAGAACAACAGAGCACGCTTTTAGAGATGAAACAAAAAACAGTATATTTAACTTAGTAAAAATATACGAACAAATAGATTATAACGAGGAAATGTCTAGAACACTAGGTATTTCGACAGGTAACTTTCAATGGGTTAATGGCGTTAAGGACACACAAGTGATATTTTATCCAGACCCTAAAGGAAGGTTTAAGGTAAGCTGGACACCACCAACTCATTTACAAAATAAAGTTATAATAAAAAATGGTATAAAATATCCTGGTAATGAACACATGGGTGCATTTGGTTGTGACTCATACGATATATCAGGAACCGTAGATGGTCAAGGTTCTAAAGGAGCGTTACACGGCCTAACTAAATTCAGCATGGAGGACGCTCCTGCTAACAGCTTCTTTTTAGAATACTTATCACGACCACCTACGGCGGAAATATTTTTCGAAGATGTGTTAATGGCGTTAGTGTTTTACGGTATGCCAATACTCGCGGAAAATAACAAACCTAGACTACTATACTATCTTAGAAGAAGAGGTTATAGAGGTTTTAGCATGAACAGACCTGATAAAGTTTGGAATAAATTATCTGTTGCAGAAAAAGAAGTTGGAGGAATACCTAACACAAGTGAAGACATAAAACAAGCTCATGCTGCAGCTATTGAAATGTATATACAAAACCACGTTGGAATACAAGGTGATGGCAACTATGGTAATTTGTATTTTAATTCTTTACTAAACGATTGGGCTAGGTTTGATATAAACAAAAGAACAAAGTTTGATGCAACAATAAGTTCTGGATTAGCCATTATGGCTTGTAATAGATATTTATATGCACCAAATGCTAAAATTGAAAAACCAAAATTAAACATAAATATTGCTAAGTATACAAATACTGGTAATACATCTAAAATAATAAAATAAATATGGCAGATTACGGTGTAAAAAGTTATTTCCCAAGTCAAGCTGTTAGCGATCTTGAAAAAATGAGCTATGAATATGGTTTAAAAATAGCTAAAGCTATAGAATCAGAATGGTTTAATCATGATAGAAATAACAATAAATATCTTAACAACTTAAATGATTTTCATAGACTAAGATTATACGCTAGAGGAGAACAGTCTATACAAAAATATAAGGATGAATTGTCTATTAATGGTGATTTGTCCTATCTTAATTTAGACTGGAAACCTGTACCGATTATATCTAAGTTTGTAGACATAGTTGTCAACGGTATCGCTGAAAGAACATACGATATAAAAGCTTACTCTCAAGATCCGTTTAGTGTTAAAGAGAGAACAGACTATATGGATTCTATAGCAAATGATATGAAAATGAAACAGTTTGATGATGTTGCTGCTGGTAGGATGGGTGTAAACACGAGAGAAAGTGATATTGAAGTTTTACCAGAATCAACAGAAGAACTTAGACTTCACATGCAGTTGAATTATAAACAAGCTGTAGAGTTGGCGGAGGAACAAGCTATAAATGTTTTAATGGATGGTAACAAGTACGAATTAATAAAAAAGAGATTTTACTATGATTTAACAGTACTTGGTATAGGTGCTGTAAAAACTTCTTTCAACACGTCTGAAGGTGTTACTGTAAAATATGTAGATCCTGCTGATTTAGTTTACTCATATACAGATTCTCCTTATTTTGACGATATATATTACGTTGGCGAGGTTAAATCTATACCCGTTAACGAACTAGTCAAACAGTTTCCTTTTTTAACTGAAGAGGAAATAGAAGAAATACTTCAAAACAAATATCACAACAGAAATAATTATAAAAGTAGATACTCAGCTGATAAGGAAGATAACAATAAGGTTCAAGTTTTATATTTTGATTACAAAACTTACATGAATGAGGTTTATAAAGTTAAAGAAACTGGAACAGGTGGTAACAAGGCTATAGAAAAAGACGATACTTTTGATCCGCCTATAAACAAAGAGGGTGGATACGAAAAATTACTAAGGTCAGTAGAAGTTTTATACGAAGGCGCTATAATACTAGGTACAAATAAACTACTTAAATGGGAAATAGCTAAAAACATGATGCGTCCTAAAAGCGATTATACTAAAGTAAAAATGAATTATTCTATAGTAGCGCCTAGAATGTATGATGGCAGAATAGAGTCATTGGTAAAAAGAATAACAGGTTTTGCTGACATGATTCAGCTAACACATTTAAAACTACAGCAAGTTATGTCGCGTATGGTACCAGATGGTGTGTATCTAGACGCTGATGGACTTGCTGAAATAGATTTAGGTAATGGAACAAACTATAGCCCACAAGAAGCACTTAATATGTTTTTTCAAACAGGTTCTGTTATAGGTAGATCTTTCACTAGTGAAGGTGACATGAATCCTGGTAAAGTGCCAATACAAGAAATAACAAGTGGATCAGGTGGTAATAAAATACAAGCTTTAATAGCTAACTATAATTATTATCTGCAGATGATAAGAGATGTAACCGGTTTAAATGAAGCTAGAGATGGTAGTATGCCAGATAAAAACGCTTTAGTGGGTGTACAAAAATTAGCAGCAGCAAACTCAAACACGGCGACTAGGCATATATTACAGTCTGGTTTGTTTTTAACAACTGAGGTGGCTGAGTGTTTGTCGTTAAGAATATCTGATATATTAGAGTATTCACCAACAGCTGATGCTTTTATACGTACTATAGGTTCACACAATGTAGCAACCTTAGATGAAATGAAAAGCTTACACCTGTATGATTTTGGTATATTTATAGAATTAACACCAGATGAAGAGGAAAAAGCAATGCTTGAAAACAATATACAAATGGCTCTTCAACAAAAAAGTATAGAGCTTGAAGATGCTATAGATTTAAGAGAAATTAAAAATTTAAAACTAGCAAATCAATTGCTAAAAATAAGAAGAGCTAAAAAAGAGCAAAAAGATAGACAAATGCAGATGGAAAATATACAAGCACAAACACAGTCTAACGCGCAAGCCGCTCAAGCCGCAGCTCAGTTAGATATGCAAAAAGTTCAAGCTAAAGCGCAAACTGAAGCGCAGTTAGCTCAAATGCAAGCACAGATAGATATGCAGAAAATGCAACAAGAAATA